CAAAGAGGCCGTGCCCATAATGCTACAATGAAGGCAAAAGAGAAGGCGCAGCTACAAAAATATTTTGACAAGGTAGATGCCAGTAACTCTAAGGGGATGGATAAGAGTGAAAGTGCAGCAGATAGGGCGCGGCGTGTTTCAGGTGCTAAAGATCTTGGTGTGCTTGAGGGTGAATTGGAAAGGGAACAAAAAGGGCGTGTTCGTGGTGCTGATCTACGTGTTCCTGGTGCTGATGTAAATAAAAGAAAAGGTATTGGAGGCGCAGCACATAAGGATATTAAAGCTACAACTTCTGCTGAGAAAAGAGCGGCGGGGGAAGCAACGGGCTTTATCACAGGCATTCCTCTTATTAAAGACGTAGTTGAAGGTATATCAACACTACCAGACATCGTTAATAGGGAGGTCAGTAACAAAAAACTTAGACAGGACGAATATGATCGAATACTGAATCCTGGAACTCCGGGGTCTACTACAGGAAAAAAGGAAAAACACATGGCTAAGGTAGACGAGAAAGAAGTAGCAGAACAAAAAAAAGAAGCAGAAAAACAAAAAAGACTTGCGAGACGCCGCGCTCTTCAGAAAAGGCTTCAAGGGAAAGTTCCTCCTTCAGTCGGAGATCGGCAAGGCCCTGGTATGGATGCACCAACGCCCGCCCCTAAACCTGCCCTAAAAAGTAGTCCGCCTCGGACACCAGCATATGGTCCCGCGCCTCTTAATAAAACTGTTGATACGACTGATGATCTAAGAGGTGATAAAGTAAGAACAAATGTTGCAAATAAGATACCTCCTAATCTTTCTAAGCCTAAAACGAAACCTCTTCTTGCCCGCCCAGGACCAACAATTAAACAAACCCCAGGTTTCGTAGATGCTGGGAAAGACTTTACTGCTGGGGAGATTAAAGGCCAAAGTTCAGCAGCAAAAGCTAAACAAGCCTATGCAAATGAAGCTACTAGACGGGAACAAAAAGCTAAGACTAGAAATAAAGCTCTATATCACAGTTCGCGTCAAGCAGATGATTCAGCAGGAGGGGAATTTGGAAAACTTGGCGTGGAGAACCGACATCCTGACTCTCGACCTCAAACAGAATTTTCTAGGGCACAACCTAAGAAATTAACGTCTGCTAAACAAGATAAAGCTATACGAATGGCTACAGCAGCCCAAGGTGATGAGTTCAGCCCAGGTGTAAAAAAGAAGCCCAGCCCAAGTCGCCCTAATGTTGGTTTAGGTAGTCGTGGGCGGAAATATGAAGCAACTGACGTGCAAGAAAGAGATTGGGAGCGTATGCGTGAGGAAAATCAAGGCGCTCGTAAGGGTGGCAAGATAACCAAGAAGAAAGCCACGAGAAAACAAGCAGCCCCCAAGAAGTCCTCTACGTCTCATCGCAGTCGGCCCAAAAATCCGACCCTTCAAAAAACATCATACAATTACTAGGAGAAGATTATGGTAGCACCAATATTATGGGGTATTTTCCTTCTTGGGAGTAGAATATTTGCTACTCAAATTGGAAAAAAAGTAGCCCTAGATACCATAAAGAGAGGTGGTAAACAAATAGTTAAGTCAACTTTCAAGACTAAAGATGCGGCAAAAAATGCTATAAATAGAGGAGTAGCAGATGCCAAGTTAAAGGTTGGAGGAAAGGGACTTGATAGGGCAGCATTAGCAGCAAACAGAGCAAAAACTCCGTGGCTTGATGCTAAAGGAGCTTTTTCCAAACTTGATGCTAAAACTATAAAGGGGTTAACTGGACCTCAAGCAAAAGCATACAGAGAAGCTGCTAAAGCCTCTCAAAAATTAAAAAAGGCAAAAACCCTAGTAGGAAATAAACGACTAGCAGATGCAACAGTTAGTCCTACAGGGAGAGCCTTAAGAAGGGTAGCGAATGCGCCTGGATATGTAAGTAAAACTGGGGGTAGGCTCAGAGGTGCTGGTAGGTTAGCTCTTTTGGGTGCTGGTGCTGCTCAAGTTGGTTATGAGGGTGGTAAACTTTTACGTTCAGATAAGGATAAGGACGGCGAAGATACGGGCGAAAAGAAGAAGAATGGCAATGGTGGCAATGGTGGCGCAAAGGGCGGCTCAACTACAACCGTCCCTAAAAGAAAGGCAACTCTTGCAGATAAACATGAAGCTGCTAAAAAGAAACACGGTAAACACAGCGAACAGGCAGGAGTAGCTTGGGGTAAAAAGCATGGGATTGATATCTCGTATGATTATCCCAGCATGTCTGCTGATGAGATGCAAGAAGGTCTTGATAAGGGCACTGTCTCCAAAAAGCTGTATGGTAAAGAAGGTAAACTAACCCAAGCAGAAAGAGATGAAATCAATGAGCGTCGAGATATGCGGCGCGGTGGTTCCATATCTGCTGACAGTTATAAATTGCGTAAGAAATCTTCCAAGGCCAAGAGCGGAAGAGCTAGTAAACAAACATCTTGGAATTATTAAGGAGAGAAAATATGCCATCCAATATGAAATATCCCGGTATGAGTGAAATCACCGGAAAAGTCAAACAGGGTGAAATGAGCAAGGTTAATGAATCCAGCCTGTATCGACCTAAGATGGAGAAGTGGGGCAATGAAGTTCCTGATGCTCCTGGTCGTCACACGCTCATCCAAAGTTCCCCCAGTAAGTCTGGTTCTAGTCAGGTGCAATCAAAGGTTGCTAGTTTGGCTAACGAGACTGGGTATAGGGGTGATCGCCCTGGAGGGTAGTTAATGGCTTTTAATGATTTTGAAGACTCAGATGAGATTCAGGACATTGACCCAGAAGAGTTACCCGGACTTGTCGGTTACGTAAAAAATAAGTTTTCTGAAGCTGAAACTGGCCGTCGATCAGATGAACAGCGATGGCTAAAGGCGTATAAAAATTACAGAGGCGTCTACGATTCCTCGACTAAGTTCAGAGATTCTGAAAGATCAAAGGTTTTCATAAAGATTACGAAGACCAAAGTTCTGGCTGCGTATGGGCAGATTGTGGATATCCTGTTTGCAAATAACAGGTTCCCCATATCTGTGCAACCTACACCTATGCCTGAAGGTATAAGTGATATTGTTCATCTCGAATCCCCACAGGAGCAACAAGCCTCCCAGCCAGAAGGGCCTGAAGCTTCCCCGTATGGATTTGCTGGGGATGGAAGAGAATTTCCTCCTGGGGCATTGGGGGCAGGACCACAATTAGGAGGATTAGAAAATGAGCTTAGTGAAGCGAATCTTGCGGAAGGTCCAGGAAAAATGGGCCAACCTCAAATCAACCCTGCGGAAGAAACTGCAAGGAATATGCAAAAGGTTATCCATGACCAGTTAGAAGAGACAACGGCAGTAAATGTATTACGACATGCCTTGTTTGAATGCTCTTTGCTGGGAACGGGCATCGTTAAGGGGCCATTCAATTATGAGAAACAGGTCCACAAATGGGAACTTAACGAGAATGGGGATAAATTCTATGTCCCTTATAATCGTGCAGTTCCTAAGATTGAGGCTGTAAGCTGTTGGGATTTCTACCCTGACCCAAGTGCCACCTACATCGAAGATTGTGAATATGTAATTCAACGGCATAAGATGAACAGGGAACAGCTTAGGGATTTGGTAAATCGTCCTTTCTTTATTTCGGACGCAATTGAAGAGGTTCTCAAAGGAGGGCCGAATTATGAAGAGAGATACTTTGAGAATATAATCCAAAGTGAAGATACTGATATTTCCTTCAACGAAAATAGATACGAAGTCTTAGAGTATTGGGGAGTACTGGATAAGCAATTTGCAGAGCGTATTGATCTGGATGTACCAGACAAGGCGTCTCATCTTGACAGTGTTAGAATCAATGCCTGGATTTGTGGAGGGCAGATTTTACGAATTGTTTTAAATCCATTCACTCCTTCTCGTATTCCATATCAAGCAGTCCCATATGAAATTAATCCATACCAATTCTTCGGGGTTGGCGTTGCTGAGAATATGGAAGATGCCCAGTTGTTGATGAACGGGCATGTCAGGATGGCTATTGATAATCTCGCGTTAGCAGGTAATCTTGTGTTTGATGTTGATGAGGCACAACTTGTTCCTGGGCAATCAATGGATATCTATCCAGGTAAAATCTTCAGGCGTCAATCAGGCGCTGCCGGTCAGGCTGTTGTGGGAATTAAA